TCAAAGATTTTGCAGATACAGTAAGATATGTAGCTATGGAGCAACCAGTTTACCGATCACCTGAGCTTGACGAGGTGCTAATGCACATGCCTCCTGTAGAGGCTTACAACCCGCTTACTTATGGACTGGTGATGAGATAATGGCTATCATTCGTCCAACAACATGCTCTGTGCTGTTCCAAGAGCCAAACATAAAGGTTCTATTGGACGAGTATGCTGCTGAATGTTCTATCACTGAGCTTGGGTCAATTAACCCACAATGCTCAACATACGACGTAATGGAGGCCACAGGTGGGTTACAGGCGTTTGGAGTATATGATAGTGTGCTGCTAATTGGCTTTGCTGTTGTGTTGATCTACACCCTTCCCCACTATGGAAAGAGGGTTGCTACTACAGAGAGCATCTTCCTCTCTAAAGATCACAGACATGGTGACATTGGTGGAAGGCTTCTACTGTTCATAGAGAGCTATGCAAAGAGTAAAGGGTGTATTGCCTTCCTTTACAGTGCTCCAGCAGGTAGCCAGTTTGACCATCTATTAGCTACGAACGTAGATCGTTATCGTAACACAAGCAATGTTTACCTACGGAGCTTGGCATGAGTTCATTAGCCATACTTAGCAATATACTCCCGGCCTCAACTAAGGAAACTATTGAGAAGATAGTTATTGCTGAGGAACTCATACGCCAGTATAAACAAATCAAGCTACGAACTGAGCATGTCTTTCATGCTGGGATGTATGCACGTACTATACGCTTTGTACCAAACACGGTAGCTGTTGGAACACTTATGAAGATTCCAACCATATTCATCATAAATGGAATCTGTGACTTATTGGTTGGTGATGAATGGGTTAGGCTAGAGGGCTACAATGTAATACCAGGAAATGCATGGCGTAAGCAAATTTGTATTGCTCGAAGTGCTGTTGAGATCACGATGATCTTTACGTCCAATGCCGAAACAGTTGAAGATGCAGAAGCACAGTTTACAGATGAGGTAGACAATTTACTATCTCGAACTCAGCATGACGACATCATAGTATTTACAGGTGCATAATGTCTGGAGTATCGGCAGCAACGATAGCCACGATTGTAGGAGCTACAGTAGCAGCGGCTGGTGTAGGAGTGTCACTATATGAGATGGCTAATCAACCTGGGGCTGGTGCAGCTCCACAAGCACCTAGCCAGTCTACCATCCAAACCCAGCAAGCCGAGGCTCAACAGGCAGCAGCATTGTCTCAAGCTCAAGCATTACAGAAACGTCGTGGTATGGCTTCAACCATTCTAACTAGTCCTATGGGTACATCTGGTGGCCCAGCACAGGGTCAATCAGCAACGCTAGGAACATAATGATGAGTGACACCAAAGAGCGGAACAGGATTGCTGTTCAGAAGTATCGCCAAGCACACCCAGATAGGGTTAGGGCCGCTACCTATAGGTGGCGAGCAGCACACCCTGAGGAGTTTAAGTCCTATCAGAAGGGCATTGTACGCAAACGGCTATATGGAATTACTACGGAAGAGTACGATGCTCTTTTGTTATCCCAGGGAAACAAGTGTGCAATCTGTTGTGGTGAGAATCTAGGTAATAGAGACTGGAATGTTGACCATGATCACAACACTAATAAAGTGCGTGGGATTCTTTGCCATTCTTGCAACTTGTTGTTAGGTCATTCTAAGGATAACCCTAATGTACTTTGTGCAGCTATTGCTTATCTAGGAAGGGTAACGAGCAATTAACATGCCTTATCCAATGACATCTACATCTCGTCAGTATGGAAATGTTTCGGGGTTGCCTCAATCTACTTTAGGTAATCCTACCCCAGACGAGAAAGCCAAAGATTGTCAAAAATATTTAATGGTATTAGCAGATCAAAGGTTGCCTTGGGAACCAGCCATAGATAACATAATCATGTATGTCAATCATGGACGACGCTTTATCCAAGACACCGAACTATGGCCAGGGCAGCAAACAGGCCAAGAGGTATTTGATGACTCAGCAATGCTCGCAAGAAACATGCTTGTGGATGGGATGGTTGGATATTTGTGCTCTCGAAACCAGCCCTGGTTCGCTTTGGAACTCCCCGGAAAGTTCAACTTTCCTCGCTCCTCTGCTATGCGTTCCTGGTCAGGACGACGAGTAGACGAATATCCTCAAGTACAGCAATGGCTCCAAGACTGCCAAACAGTAATGTACTCAGCCTTCAACCGTTCTAACTTCTACGATATAGTAACTGAGTTCATTAGTGATGGAGCTACATGTGGTACAGCTTATCTCCAAGTAGAGGAGGCTATTACTGAAGGCTCAATAGTATTCACCGTACCCCACTACCGCGAATGCTTTATAGCAGAAAACCAGTGGGGCAAGGTTGATACTCTCTATCGTGTCTACAAGATGACTCTACGCCAATTCGTACAGAAGTTTGGCGAGGATAAGATGAAGGCTGTAGACGACAACTGGTATAATGCCTACAAGCAGAACATGTATGAGGAGCGTGAGATTCTACACGCTATCTACCCACGACAGGACTTCGATACTACCCGCATGGATGCTCGTGCTAAACGCTGGGAGTCAGCATGGGTCTACCGTAAGGGTGGGAAGATACTTGAAACTAAGGTGCGTGCTACTAACACCTCTACTGACGCTGGTGTAGTTATGCTAGCTGAGGGGGGCTATGATTCAATGCCCATGATTGCATGGAGGTGGCGTAGTAATGATGATGAAGTATACGGGAGGGGGCCAGCACATGATGCCTTCGTATCTATCGGACTTGCTAACCAGATGGGCCGAACGAATCTTATTACAGCGCATCAAGCAGCAGAGCCACCTCTTATCGCTTACTCCGATCTACGTGGGGCGATACAAAGAGGCCCTGCTGGTATCACTTACCTTGAATCAAACAGGGGCGACATTCGTACCCGTGCTCCTATGCCACTATACACAGGGGTCAACCAACTCCCCTTTAACATAGAGTTCCAAGACCGAGTAACTAAGATCATTAACCAACACTTCCACACAGATGTGTTTATGATGATGTCTGGACTATCTGCACAGGGCAACCAATCACGTATGGTAACTGAGCAAGTACAGGAGCTTCAAGGTGAGAAGGCAGCTATCCTCGGCACCCGTGTAGGCAACCTACAGTCAGAGGCATTTGACCCACTCATCTCTCGCGTCTATAGCATCGAAGCAATGGCTGGTCGTATTCCGCAGCCACCTGACATATTACTTCAGAGTGAGCATGGCCCAGTTGAAATACAATACCTTGGCCCGTTAGCCCAAGCTCAGACTAGGCTTACAAAGGTTAGAGCTATCACAACTGGTCTACAACTCCTCACGCAGATAGCACAGAACAACCCTACCTCTATAGATGTAGTAGACTATGACAAGGCTGCTCTTGAAGTATTAGAGGCAGTATCATTCCCAGCTTCATGCTACCGTGAACCCCGTCAGATTGCAGCTATCCGCGATCAGCGTAACAAGATGATGCAACAGGATAGGACTGCGGAGAATCTACCCAAGGTAGCTAGAGCGGCTCAATCATTGAGTAAGGCACCAGAGGCAGGTAGCATGGTTGAGAAGATTATGAGTGGAGCTGGAGGTGGTGGTGAGGAAGGAGCACCAGCACAATGAGACTGACAGTATACTTTGATCCCTTGTTGTTGTGGGCAGAATCTGTTTATATACCTGAGAAGCCTGAGCGTGAAATAGGGTATGGTAGTGTTCCAATATATTATGACGACATTGCGAAACTTGATATTCCCGCAATGCAAAGGTATAGGTTGAGGCAGAAAAGAAAGAAGTTAGTGAGATCATAATGACACCAGCACAGGAAATGGAACAGCGTTATAGCAACGTGTTTAAAACAATAGAGGGTCATATTGTGCTAGGTGACATAGCTACTCTCGGTCACGTTTTCGATACCATTCCACCAGAGGATATCGCAAAGGTTGCCGAGCGCAACTTTGCACTTGTCATTCTACAGATGGCAGGTGTATTTAATTCACTCTACCCCCAACTAGGACTTGGGCTAAGTAAGGAGAAATAGCATGGCAGGTTCACCACCGTATTATGACGACATTAGATGGGGAGGCCCGAAAGGGGTACGTATCCCTCAAGAAGCATTCCCAGCAACTATGGCTCTTGTAAAAGAGACCGACATCAATGTAGGGGGAGCTGGTACTACCAATACCATCAACCTTGACCTAACCCAGACTCGCTCTAGCTATTACACGATCACTAACGCAGGTAGTGGAGCAACCACCATAAAGTGGCCTGCTGTGCTCCCTGGGCTTGTGTTCACAGTGTTCAACAACACCGCCCAGTCTAGCGTATGGATGGTCACAGGCAAGACAGGTATCACGGTCGCTACTACCAAGAAGGCTATGCTGGTCATGGATAGCGCGGCTGGTGACATCCTACGTCTCACGGCTGACATTTAACGGGTTGGGGGTGGGCAGGGCCGGAAGGGGCTTTTCTGGTGTGCCAGAGCAGCCTACCCCCTTAGCTTTCAAAGGAGCACAATATGCCAAGTGGTAAAGGTGGTAGCAGCAAGGGTGGAGCTAGGAGCCTTGGAGCAGCTAAGGGTAACACTAGTCCCAGTGGAGCTATCCTAGATGACACAGATGAAGTGTTGCTCCAGCGCAAGCAGCGTTTCAAGGCATGGGCTAAGGGCTTCCGTGAGACGAAGCTCAAGCCTGCTGCTTTTGAGAACCTGTATCCACAGCCTGTTAAGTGGAAAGGCTAACCATGTCTGAAAGATGTGAACTTGATAAGATTCTCAAAGTTGAGCGTGAGATACTCGCTGATGATCGTGAGTTACTCAAACGCTCTAAACCTCAACCAATAACCGCTGCTATAGCAGTGCATTTCACAGGAGTTAAAATGAACAATGCTTTAGTGCTTGATATTGGACAGACCTCACAGGCGTCTATCGTTCCATTGCTCAAGGATGGTATCACACCATCTGGCGGCATTTTGTCGCTTGTCATCTACACGTTCAGCGATCCATCAGCAACCGTGGTTATCAATCCTGATGGTGTCACAGCCTTGGTCACTGGTATAGCAGCTTCGTCTGGGCCGATCTCTGGTTCAGTTAGTTGCACCGTCACCGATACCAATGGTGTAGTTACTCCGTGGACTCAGGAGTTCACTATTCAGACGGATGCCATTGTGCCTCCTACTCAGTTCACGCAGTCTATCGCAGTAGAGTTTACTGCCCCGACTGGTGGTGGTTCGATCTTGGCTCCAGCCCTGATTGCTGGTACGCCAGTTGGTCAACGCTCTAAGTAGTACACTGTTACTACCTTAACTATCAATGGCCCATTGGCCAAAGTGAAAGAAGGATACCATGCCTGAAGCAGTGCTAGACGCAACGCAGACTACTAACGTAGCTGCTCCTACTACCCCTGACACTACATCCTTGGGATGGCGTGCTGGGCTACCCGACGATCTCAAACAGAACACTGACCTTGCTACGTTCAAGACTGTTGGTGACTTTGCCAAGAGTGCTATTGAAACGAAAGCCAAGGTAGGTGATCTGGAAAAGAAGCTGGGTGACTCAATACCTAAACTACCGGATGGTGCGACGGACGAGGATCGTAACACTTACTACGATGCTTTAGGCCGACCAAAACAAGCCAGCGAATATGAATTTGATGGTGAGGACAAGAACGCCCCTGAGTGGACGAACTTCTGGAAGGGACAGTTTCATGGTCTGGGCTTAACTAAAGTTCAGGCTAAGGCACTGAGTACGCAGTTCAATGGGCAGATGCAGAGGATGGTTGAAGCTCACAATGCTGCACTCAAGACCGAGATGACTACTGCTGAACAGAAGCTCAGAACCGAGATGGGCGACAAGTTTGATACCAACGTAGAACTGGCCAAACGAGTATGGCAGAAACATGGAGAAGGGGATTTTGACAAGCTGTTCTCTAGTGAGACAGCTACCAATCGTTACGGTATGATTCGATTCCTTCTCAAGATGTCTGCCTTGACCGGAGAGGATACTTCACCACAGGGTGGGCACTCTACTTCCAAATCCAGTGATGCTGCTGGCTTTGATTATAGCAAGAGTCCTAAGCCCCCAAAGAGGTAGCTTGCTCCACGGGTGTAGTTAGAGGATTAACTCATGGCCGACGTTGTGCAGTTGGGTTACACCACACTGCAAGATGTTATCAACAACTACTCTACGTCAGATGCACGGGCACCATTCGTAATGGCTGCTCGTGTACTTGACCGTATGTGTCCACTCATTAGGTATCTGCCTATGATACCGTCCAACCAAATCTTGTCCAACATTGCCACACGTACTGATTCTATCCCAGTACCTGGTACTCGACGCTTTAACACAGGTGTCCAACCCACTGCTGCCAAGAACACTCCCCTCAGTGATCCGATGGCTTTGTTTGAGGCATACAGTGAAGTGGATAAGGAACTGTGGAAGATTCAGAACGATCCTAACATGTGGCGTCAGGATCAAGACCTTAACCACGTAGAGGGATTCAAGCAGCTAATGGAATCTCTCTTATTCTACGGCAACCTGTCACAAGACCCTGGCTCCTTCAATGGTCTTTCTACCCGCTTCAATAACCTAGAGTCCTACCCGAACGGCGACCTAAGCTGGGTGCCTAACGTGTGGAACAATGGGGCTACCTCTGGTTCCTGTACCAGTGCATGGTTCCTTGAGCTAGGTCAGATGAAGGTCTATGGTATCTACCCACCTAACACCCCTGCTGGCCTCAACATTGAGGACTTGGGTGAGATGACCAAAGAGCAACCAAGTGCAACGGGTGGTGGCCCAATGCTTAACTATATGTACCAAGTGCTTCGTACCCACCTCACTTGGCGCATGGGTATTCAAATCAACGATGAGCGGTGTGCTCAACGTATTGCCAACATTAACTCTGTTGCTTTGAGTAGCAACAACTTCGATGAGAATGTCTTTATCGAAGCCAAGAACCAACTCCCCGGAAGTGGTGAGGCTCCTGGCACGGTGCTCTTGATGAACCGTCAACTTAAAACACAGGTTGACATCCGTGCAGTTAGTCAGAAGCTTAACGCTTACACCATGTTCAGTGCGAACGAAGTTGATGTATTCGGGCGCTCTGTAACCAAGTTCCAAAATATTCCCATTCTGATGTGTGAGAAACTTCTCAACACTGAAACGGTAGTCACCTAAAAGGAGGAACCAATGCCGTATTCTGATGCTCTTGCTTATCTTCACGGTAGCGGCTCCTCACTGGGTCTGCCGACTACCACAACTGCCAATGCCTTGACTGGCGTAAGTCAGTCTGGAACAACCTTAACCTACACGGTATCTACTGGGGAGGTGATCGTTGGTCAGGTAATTATTCTTGCTGGTGGAGCACCAACCGTATCCTCAAGTGTTACGGTTACTGCGATCCTTACTGGTAATGGTCTAACGGGTACTGCTACAGTGAGTCCCTCGCAGACTGTAACCACAACCACTGGCACTGCCTATCCTCCTACCATTGGCGACACTCTCTGTACGGCTGCCAGTCAATACAGTAACCTTGAACTGGACTTTGGTGCTCCTAATCCTGGGACTGCTTATCCTTGGGTTCCGGCATTCCCATCACTCACTGAGAAGGGTTATACCTTCCCTCCTGAGATTCCTGGAAATGGTGGTACGGAGTTTGGAGTCCATATCTTGGTCATGGCTCCATTCAATACCCTCACCTCACTTAACTTTGAGGTACTCACGTCAGCGTCTGCTAGTGCCCTGTACAGTGTAGCAACCAACATCATTGCTACTCGTTCACTCACTCTAGCCCAGTTACAGATACTGGGTGCACACTACTTCATCCCTGTCCCACAATCGACAGTGCTGGAGTTCTTGCGCTGGTATGCTGTCTTGGCTGGTAGTCCCACAACTGATGGCACCATCGTGTCCTATTGGGGGCCACGCACTGGTGGTGAACAGTAACACTAACCTGGGGGTGTGGCA